ACTGTAACCCTTGAGATGGAAAACAACCAGCAGGTGTTAGAAGTCTTATCGGGTCGCGCTTACAAGACCGTAGACAAGACCGCCACATTAAACGTGGAAATGTATCTTGACGATTCTGCAAGCGCTGGCATCATTTCAGCGCTTTGGGATGCGGCTAGTGCATCGCCTGATACATCACTTAACTTTAGTTTTGATGTAAACGGTGACACTTTTGCTGGCAAGGTATTCCCAGTATTTCCAACCGTTGGTGGCGCAGCTACTGACGTACTAACCACATCCTTGAGCTTCGTTGTCGAGGATGGATCAGTAACCCGCACTTAACGAATAGAACAGGGCAACCATTATGCAATACAACGTCACTACAAAACAGGGCAACAACTACATAGTGAGCGATGAGTCGGCTTGGCTGTGGATTGAGATCGAACGTGAACTTGGTTACACAGTCAGCCAGGCAGCTGAAAAGATGAGCAACGGCTCATTGGATGTCATTACTTGTATGCTGTTTAAGGCCGCTAAGGCCCAAGGGGCTACAAAGATGCCAAACCAGCAAGCCTGGGTTACCAATGAGTTTGAAACCTTTGAGGTGGTCGAGGAAAGCCCAAAAGAGAACTAAGGGACACGCTGGTGCGGATCGCAACATCGACCGGCATCCCTTTGGCCGATCTTTTGACTTGGTCGCTCGCTGACATAACGACAGCAGTAACGCTGATACAAGAGAGGAATGGTCATGGCTGACAAAGTAACCGTCAAGATGACCCCTGACTCTCGGGATCTTAAATCTCTTTACAAGGCATTTCGTGAAATGGATGAGGGCGCAAAGAAAGCCCTTAAAGATGATGTAACAAGCATTAGCCAATGGTCAGCCACAGAGATGCAAAGCAGCTACAACTTGAACCCATTGCCAGCACAAGCCCAAAAAGTAGCGGCAACTATTCGAGCCAACAAGGATCGCATACCTAACGTAACCATTGGTGGCAGTAAGGGTCGATTTAGTGGCGGCGCGGTATCTGGTCAGGTTTTGTTTGGATCAGAGTTTGGCGGCCCTGCACCATTTGAAAATGGTGGTCGACGCTTTCCTGATCGCTCACCTGCACAGGGTAGAGGTAATGAGGGTTATGGCATTTTCATAACACTTAAAAGAATCCAGCCAGAATTGACACGCCGATGGAAAGATGCGGTTAGCAAAAGAGTTATAGAAAAGTGGGATGACAACAATGGCTGATGTAAGAACACTCAAACTTAATTTGCTTGCTGATGTAGACCAGTTTGGCCGAAGCCTGGCACAGGCTGATAACGATGCCAAGGGTTTTGCTGGCGGACTTAAAAAGTACGGCAAGATTGCCGCTGCGGCTTTCGTAGTTGCTGGCGCAGCTGCCGCCGCTTATGCAGTCAAGATTGGTATTGATGGTGTCAAGGCGGCAGTCGAGGATGAAGCATCACAAAAGCAACTTGCCGAAGCTTTAAAGAACACAACCAATGCCACCGATGCTCAAATTAAGTCAACCGAGGCTTACATCACCAAACAACAGTTGGCCTTTGGCGTAGCCGATACCAAGTTGCGCCCGGCACTGGCAAACCTTGCCCGAGCCACTAGCGATGTAGGTAAAGCACAAGAACTAACCAACCTTGCCTTAGACATTTCGGCATCAACTGGTCGAGATCTTGAAACCGTATCGCTGACTCTCGCCAAGGCTTACAACGGCAACATTGGTGCGCTTACTAAATTGGGCATTCCACTTGATGAAAACATCAAGAAAACAAAAGATTTTAACGTAGTCCAAGATGAACTTGTACGGTTATTTGGTGGCGCAGCTAAGGCCAACACCGAAACCTATGCAGGTCAGTTGGCCATCGTCACAGAGCGCGTAGGCGAACTTAAAGAGTCCATCGGTGTGGCATTACTGCCAACCATGAAAACATTGTTAGAGGAAATTAACAAAGTTGCCAAGGGATTTAGTGGCGAGGATCCAGAGGGATTGAGCAATCGTGCTAGGGAACTAGCTGGAAACTTTGAGGGCGATGGCGCATTTAGTTTAGGCGGCGCACTTAGAGCAGTTACCGATGCTTTTGGCAATCTATTTTCAACCGTTACAGACGGTGGCCCAGGTGCTGCCAGCATGATGGAAAGAATTGCAGCATCATTAGAAACAGTTGCAAATGCAATCAACGCTATTTCAAATGCTTACCAAGCCGCCTTGCCTGTATTGCGATTTATTCAAAATCCGCTCAACATAAATCTGCCAGAGGCAGGATTTACGCCTCGACCAAAGGCAAGAGCAGCTGGCGGTTCAGTCATGGGTGGTCAGGCATACCGTGTTGGCGAGTTTGGCCCTGAACTCTTTGTCCCTAGCGGATCTGGATCGGTTCGCCCTGATGCCGGAGGCGGTCAAAATGTGACCATAAACCTAAATGGCATTGTCGATGCAGAGTCTGCTCGCCGATCGATCGAGAAGCTGCTACAAAACAGCGCAAGGCGGACTGGCCCAATTAACTTGGTCGGGGCAACATTGTGACCGTCTACACGCCATACCCAAAGGTAATCTTTGCTGGGGTCAATGAGTATGCAGACAACACAATCAGCAACATTTCAATAAGCCTTGGCCGCCGCGACATTTACGAACAAGCCCTAGTCGGCATTGCCAATGTAAGGCTTTGGACTGATGCTGATACCGCGCTGAACGTAAACCTATCCGACAGTATCCAGATTCAGGTCAAGGATTCAACCAACACTTACCGCACTATTTACACAGGCACAATCTCTGATCTTGACATCACCCTTGATGCCTATGGCAGTGAGGGATCGGTGGCCGTTTACAGCATCACAGCCGTTGGCCCACTAGCCCTGCTCAATCGCTACACAACAGGCGGCCTTGGATTCGCCAAAGAGTTTGACGGCACACGCGTACTGAACATTCTCTCGGATGCATTCCTAGAGAATTGGGATGAGGTCGTGCCAACACTAACTTGGTCAGCTGTGAGCAGCCTTGCCACATGGGCCAACTGGGGTGGAACTAACCAGACTTTGGTTGATGATTTGGTGGCCGACATTGATACGCCCGGCACTTACGAATTGGCAGCGTATACAGGCGGTGTGGCTAATGCTTTATCGCTTGCCCAAGAAGCCGCCCAATCCGGTCGAGGATTCTTGTATGAAGCACCTGACGGATCTATTCACTATGACTCATACACGAGCCGAGCGACCCTGACACCCCTTACCCTTACTGATGATGACTTGCTCGCCGTAGGACTGCGACAGGCCGCCCAGTGGTCAGAGATCGTCAATGACGTGACCTTGATCTACAGAAACAATGCCGAGAAGTATGCTGCCGATTACACCAGCCAACAATCCTTTGGCGAATTGTCTGGAACTCGCACAACTACCTTGCACAATGCAGCTGACGCACAAAGCCAAGCCAACGCGTTCTTGGCAAGTCGCGCTTACCCACGCACCTACCCAGAGGAACTTACGATCCCATTGCATAGTCCAACGGTTAGCGATGCGACTCGGGATGCCTTGATCCTGATGCACGTTGGATCAGCTGTGTACACGCAGGATCTCCCAGCAGTATTTGGTGGCACTTTTGATGGCTTTGTCGAGGGCATCAAGTGGAATCTTGACCGCTACACAGCGACGATGACATTGATTTGCTCGGCAATTTCCGAGACATACCCGAACCAAGTTTGGCTGCAAATCGCGCCAACCGTTACATGGGCGGGGTATACTCCAACTACGACAGAATGGCAGGACTTATAGCATGGCAACAACCACCCCGAACTACGGCTGGCCAGTACCAACCAGCACCGATTACGTCAAAGATGGCGCTACCGCGATTGAAGCCTTGGGCGATGCCATAGATGCAACGGTTTTTGCTAATTCGCCTGGACTAACTTTAATTAAAACTCAAACCATTGGCACAGCAATTTCATCCGTGACAGTTACTGGCGCATTTAGTACAACCTACGACAATTACAAAATAGTAATTGCTAATGTCGTTGCATCAACAGATACAGACATGAAAATGACC